CACAGGGTAAAAAAAGCCGTAGATTTTATCTTTCAATTTGAAAAAAATCTAGCAGGTTATTGCAAGAAAAAAGGATACGATGGCGTGATCTGTGGTCACATACATCATGCAGAAATTAAAGAAATAGATGGTGTAACTTATATGAATGATGGTGATTGGGTTGAATCGTTGACAGCATTAGTTGAGCATCATGATGGTCGATGGGAAATAGTAACATGGACACAGGAGAGCGACAATGTGGTTGATGATATTGATAGCGGTGCACCTAAACGATCCAAAGGACATACCAGGAAAAATAACTCTGGAATATCCTGATCAAATTACCTGCGAGAAAAGTTTACAAAGCATGAATTACTGGTTGAAGTTTGATTCATTCAAAATAGAAGGAAAGTGTGTGAAAAAATGATAGGACTTAGCGATAAAATCACGATTGTAATACCCTGCAAGAATGAAGAAGAGTATATCCCTCATTTACTCACATCACTCAAACTACAAAAAATCGGCAAAACTAGAATCATTATTGCCGATTGTTCTACAGACAATACCCGACAAGTTATAAAAGATAATAGTGAATCTTTGAATATCGAAATCATTGAGGGTGGTCCCGTATCAATTGCTAGAAATAATGGTGCTAAATTAGTTACCACTCCTTATATTTTGTTTATAGATGCCGACGTTCGTTTTCAAGATAAGTATGTGATTCGAGATGCTGTTGATGAATTAGAATTCAACGATTTGGATTTGGTTGGTGCTAAAATATACTGTTATGATAAGGACTTGAGAGCAAGTTTTGGATTTATGATGTTTAACTTTATAAACAATATTCTCAAAAGATATAGTCCATTTGCCGTAGGTGCATTTATGCTAACACGAAGAGATAAGTTTGAAGAATATGGTGGTTTTCCTGAGAACTATACCACCTCAGAAGATTTCTTTCTCTCAAGAATGTACAGTCCCGAAAAGTTCGAGATTATCAACCACTACTTTGGACAAGATTCCCGCAGATTCAAAAAGATGGGTTACTTTGGCATGGCAGCATATCTCATCAAAAACTTCATAAATCGTAATAACAAAGAATACTGGGATAGATTAGACGGGACCAAATACTGGAACTAGTCTAAATAGATGTTTACGCCTAACATAGGGGGGGCATTATGAAACATCTATTTTCTTTTATCATGGCATTATTCCTCATCTCTTCCTCTTATGCCAGCCAGAAAGAATACACGCTGAATATTACCAAAGATGATGTAATTATTCATAATCAAAACGACTGGCATTTCGTAGTCAAGTCCGATGACTATGATATATACATTGAGAAAGGTATGCTAGGCACAAAAGGTGAAGTGGTTAGTTTTCATGCTTTTGTCCCATATCACGTTCCAGAGAAAATGTACGGCACAGATGTTCCTGTGAAAGCATTATATGTTTACGGTTCACTACACTGCGGTAAACAAAAATTGATGTTGCTCATGGACATGTATGTTGATGAGACTAATAAAATAATTTTTAGGAATACCTACGAAGTCAATACACATGTTGTTCCTCTGAATGTGCCAAATACCACACGTTTCGACATACTCAATTTGGTGTGTAAAGAATCTGTATAATAACTCGAAAGGAATTAAAATGAATGTAAAAAAATATTATATCATGCTTGCCGCTATGGCAGCATTTTTGATGTATTTTCCTTTGGTCAATATGGCCTTGGCTAAAACACCACAAGGTGTCATGTATGATGCTCAAATTCTCCGTGTAAGTGATGGTGACACGGTAGTTGTTTCTGCACCATTTTTACCACCACCATTAAAACAAGAGCTTGCTGTTCGTGTATATGGTGTTGATACTCCAGAAAAAGGCCATCGTGCTCAGTGCCCACAAGAAAATGAAAGAGGGCTACTCGCATCTAAATTTACCACTAATGCTGTCGCTAAATCAACTAAAAGACAATTCGTTCTATATGGTTGGGACAAGTTTGGTGGTCGGGTTTTAGGAGATATTATTCTAGATGGCCAAAGTCTACGAGCCATGTTGATTCAAAATGGTTTCGCTCGTGAATACTATGGTGAAGCAAAGCAGTCATGGTGTAACTAATGGCTACCATACACCATTTATGTGATGAATGTGGATCAGAATTTACAATTAAATACAATGAAGATGTATGCGAAAGTGATCCAATTCATTGTCCGTTTTGCAGCGCCTACATATTAGAATCCGAAGAATATGATGATGAAGATGATTAATTATGACATGGTATTATGACGGTGTGCCGTTTGAAGAAAGCGGCACACATTTTGGTTTTGTTTATTTGATAGAAAACCTTATCACAGGTAGAAAATATATTGGACGCAAATACTTTAGTAAAGCTGGCACAAAGCAGGTCAACGGCAAGAAAAGAAAAATACGAAAAGTTTCTGACTGGGAAACCTATTGGGGTTCCAACGAAACACTCAAAAGAGAAGTGGCCGAACTAGGCGAACATAACTTCCGCAGAACAATTCTCCACCTCTGTAAAACCAAATCTGAATGCTCTTATTTTGAATTAAGAGAACAAATGGACCGAAGGGTTCTAGAATCTGATATGTGGTACAATGATTGGGTCTCGGCGAAGATAAGAAAAGATCACCTAAAAACTATTGTGCAAAGCAACAAAACTACTAAATAGAAGGACAGTGCCTAATGGGGCTGTCTAACCTACAGGAGAAAATTATGTTTCAAGATATGTACAAAAACTACCTTATGACACCAGATGCTTTCATCGATGTCCTACAAAACACGAAGAAAAACATTTCAAATGAAATCTTCACCGATAAAACTCTAAGCAAAATTGCTTCAGACTTCATCGATGCACAAACCACTTTTGCAAAATCAATGGTTAAAATCAATACTACCTTAGCAAAACATGCTATCGAAAGTGTTTCACCAAAATCCAATTAATCATACATATGCCTTGGAGGGATCTGAGGCATATGAAAAAACCAATATCAAAAGCCGTGTCTAAAGAATATTTAAATGCGGCATCAAAAATTCAATCGTGGAATCCAATCGAAAGAAATGGTTGGCTTGTAAAGTTTTCCATATTCAATAACGACCACATTTTAATATTCTTTGTTTCAACCTATACTGGGCAAACAATTATACGCCAATTTGAATCTGAAATAGAGGCCATCAATTTCATTAATCATGTTGTAGAATTGAACCCACAATATGCTCAGCACATATAATCCATTTCAGCCAATTATAGATAATTTTAAAAATTATCCCAATAAAGTGGAAAAAGAGTTTCAGCTGAACACCCTGTACTATAAAGAAACAAAAGAGCCTTTTATCAAAGGCATTTTGGGCCATCAGATATATAAGCCAAACAATTAAAGGAGTTTATTATGCGAGTGGGATTTACTTGTTCATGTTTTGATTTACTTCATGCCGGCCATGTTCTAATGCTCAAAGAAGCAAAAGACCAATGTGATTATCTTATTGTGGGATTACAAACCGATCCAACAATAGATAGAACAACCAAAAATAAACCAATTCAAAGTGTGACCGAAAGGTTCATTCAATTATCTGCCGTAAAATATGTTGATGAAATTGTGGTTTACGAGTCAGAGGACGATTTACTCCAAATACTCAAAGCCTATAATATAGATGTTAGAATTATCGGCGAAGAGTACAAAGATAAGTTTTTCACGGGTAATGATTTGCCAATGGAAATACACTTCAATAAAAGAACCCACAAGTTTTCATCTACCGAATTGAGAAACAGGATCGTGAGTGCATATGAGACTGAGATTTACAAAAAATGAATTAAAAGATGCTAAACTACTAGCGGAAGAACTATCCACTTATGGACACCCTGAACCATTGTGTGAGCGGGCGGCAATATTAATAATGAAAATGGTAGAAGAATTAGAAAAAGAAAATTATGAACAAGTTTGATTGGTTTTTATGCGGCTTCATTGCCGCATATTTGATTTTGGCTATAGTAAAATTAAACATTATTGGAAACATTATGCAAATGTTTAAGGATTGGTGATGAGTGAATTGAAAAGTGTAGATGTTTTGATTGATGATGTAAAGAAAGATTATCCTCCAGTGGTTGACCATGCCTCAGTGATGCGTTGGAATTCTGGTGTTGGCAACAGTGTACGTGGTGTCGGCAGTATTAATGGCAATGTGACAAATGCTTCACTTGATTTAATCAAAGGCCAAATGGTCACGGCTCAAATGTCTATTGATGCCAATGAAGCCATACAAATGGATGACATTGAACTGAAAAATCGATTGATTACAAAATTAGTAAGAGAATTGATGAATGGCCATTATATTGAATTCACCAAACAGCAAGATTACGCTAGTATGGAAACAACCATTCGTGCTAGAATATTTGTAACACCCGATGAGCAAGTGCGGTTGCTTCGAATGAATCAAAAGGGCTGATAATGAGCGATACTGAATTCAAAGATATGGTCTTTGATATTGATGAGGCCTTGGCCACAATTGCAATGAAATATGAAATGCACCCATTGACCATGTCAGCCTACGTTTTAGCCCGCCTTGTTGTGGCAAATGAGTTTGTTGGTAGCCAAAAAGAATTTTCATTGGTTCTCGATAAAGCAAAAGATACGATACAAAAAAACGCTCAGCCACTACACTAAAAGGTTAAATAATAGGTATGAATAACCTATTAAAGTTTTTACCCCAGATACTAGAATCATTACCAATGGTTGCAAAGTATCTGAAATACCTTCCAATCTTAATGGTTCTGGCGGTCATAGGCTATGCTGTATACTATTTCGCCACCTCTTACCGTGATCCATATAAATGTGTAGATAATGAGGTTTACCAGCAAATAAGAATTGATTCTGGCGTTTATGTTTTCAAGGGTGGTTATTGTGTCGATGAAAAGATACAGATTGGATCACCTAAGGAAAAATAATGTCCGATGATAACGAAGATGTAAAGTCACAGCTAAGTAAATACAAACCTAAGAAAAAAAAGATGGCCGTTCCAAAAGAGTTTTTGGAGGGTGCCAATAGTTATGATGATAAACTAAACTTGGTCAAGATACTAAGTGAGCGTGAAAAGAATCGAGTGGTGTTAATTGTTCGATCAATGCTCAAAGATGCCGTAAAAAAGAAGGATAGAGTATGATGCACATTAATTTTTTGTTCTGGTGGGCAACCATGACCTTTGCCATATCAAGAGGTGATATACTTGGCATTTGCCTCGCTGGCTTTGGTTTTATGTTTATAATGGTTCTAATTGAGGAATATGAATATGTTCGAGATGAGACTACTAGCAAAATCAGACGGGAAGGCAGTCTTGCAGTACCGAGTAAAAGAAGATCCAGATCCGGTGAACAACGGCCTCTATTTTAAACACCTAGTTTGGTCAGAGTGGAAAAATGTACCCGTTTGCCATGAGGACAAACAATGACCTGGGCTCTAGTTTTTTGGCTCAGTGTGCCAACCAATTTTGTCATACACACCAATTTCTCTACTGAAAAAGAATGTATCGCCGAACAGGAGAAATGGACCAAACGATTTAATCATGTGAAATCACAATTAATTGCTGAATGTAGAAAATATGAATGAATACAAGTGGGAACGATTTGGCGAAAAACACTATTATCATAATGTAGCCACAGGCAGAATCGTAGGTGCCGTAAGCAAGATAGCACTCCAAGAAGTATGGATATCCCTAGTCTACATTGGCGAATACAGTTTTACCGTTCAAGATGAAAAACACCTAGGGCAATACATTTCACTTGATTTTGCCAAAGAAGCCACACAAAGATTTTGGGACATTCAGAATAGGACATTGTTAGAATGAACGAACAAATTAAAGCTCTGATGATTAAACATGGCCTCCACCAATATATCAGTGAGGATTGCCAACACCGTATGGAAATGCTGGCCGAGTTACTCATCCAAGAATGTATAAACTGCTGTGGTGCTCAGGCCGATAAAAAGAATATACGCCAACGATTTGGATTACCTATAGAGAGCAATATAAAGTATCCAAGTGTAGAACCACAAGGACACCATACACAATATGGCCGAAGGTATGATAAACCTAGTGTGTGAAATAGTGGAGAAAAGTGGTAAAAAGTGGTAGTAACCGAATGGGAGTATAAGATTGCCAGGAGTGTATAGGGAGAAGGATTGTCCGGCCTGCGGTGGAAAACACCGGAAAAAGGGCTTATATTGCTCCCAGGCATGCTCAAATACCTCCAGGACTTATACCAACGAAACAAAAAACAAAATCTCCAGAGGACTCAGAGAATACTATAAAACACCCGAAGGTATTGCCCTGGCCACTGTGAATAATCGCCGAGTAAATGCCGATAAGCGAGGCGAAGAGCCACCAGTAACAATAGACCAATTCGCCGTCGATATACCCGAATTACCTCCCGACCTATACGATTATACTAATTACGATAAGGCCGAGGACTGGTGATCCACCCTCCCTCTTCCGCCCTCCATTCTATACTAAAACCCAAGGCCTGTCTGTAGTTTTTATACAACAGCGGGCCTTGACTTTTACCGCATTTTCTGTATAATGGAACCATAGAAAATTATCAGGAGGACAAGATGTTTACAAAAGAACAACTAGAGGCGGCTTACAAAGATTTTAAGAATGTGGCTGTTATCGAACCTGCAAAACCTCGCAAGGGAGAGAAAACTTTCAATCTTGATAAGGCTCTCTATAATCGGCCTGAACGGCGTGGTACTGTGCGAGGTCGAGGTTATGTAAGCCCTGGTGAGCGAACCACATAACGCTTGACATTCCTGCCTATTTGTGTATAATTGGTTTTGTGATGAATTGATGAGGAGTTAATAAAATGTTTACTTTTGCTTGTGCTTCTGTTGAGGGTCTGACCCTTGCTCAAAAACGTGAAACTGTCAAGGCTCTCCGTGAGTCCATTAAGGCTGATATGGCTAATCGAAAATTGTCGAAGGCTCTAACGAAGGAGCTAAAGGCTAAGGCTCGAGTGGAGAAAGCGGCTGCTCGTGAGGTCAAAAAAGCAGAGCGAATCGCTAAGATGGAAGCGAAACTTGCGGCTCTAAAGGCACCGAAGGTTGGTGCTGCGGCTCGAAAGGCTGCACGTAAGGCAGGTCCTGTTACTGTGATGGCCCTGGGAGCCTAATATGAAACTGCTAATCACTACTCAAATTTGGGAGAATTACGCCTGGCGGGAAGATGGCACCATTGGTACTGGAGCTGATGCGTACTGGAAACCAAAGGGCGGTGGTGATTATGTGGTAAAGAATTTTAAGGACTTCGATAAGACCACAGGGGTTGTCGTGGCGCTCCGTAGTCAGATTGAAATTGATAACGATTACTTCCGTGAGCATATCCTTGACTGGGAGGTGGTGCCTGATGATTACTTGACCGAGTTTGAGCGATCCCAGCTAGAATTCGATGGCCAGATCCTGTACCCTGCTCGGGAGTTATCACTTTCATAACAAAAAATATCGCTTGACAAAACCCTCCCTTTCTGCCATAATGGCACCGTGATGAGATGATTTGGAGATTGAGATGATTGCGATTTTGATACTATTTGCGGGTTTGATAATCTGGGGCTACCTGGCTCACGGTTCTGTTACTACTTTGGGGTGATATGATGGAAACAATTGATATTATTTTCAGTGCCCTGGCCATTCTAAGTGGCCTTTACATTGTGTATGATGCTTATCTGGATAGGAGTGTATAATGTACGATAACCTTATGAGCGAAGTGAACTCCATGAAAGATTCCTGGGGCTATGATACCTTAGGTGCCTTAGAGTTTATTTTGGATAACATCGATGAGTACCCCTCTGTGGTTCGGGCTGAACTTCGCCGTTTTATGTCAGATGGAGCCCGTATGTTTGCCTCACCTACACCTTGACAGGAGATACAATGGTGGTGTCCAGTTTCGATGAGATTAACCAAGAGCTCCAGGAGCTAGCTCAGGAAGCTATTGATGCCATGGTGGAGGCTCAGTATGATGCCATGCTCGAGGAGATGTATGGCTCCGATCCAAGATGGCATGGACCTGACCGTGATGATGATGGACTTTGGTATTGGGAGAATGAATGGGAAAGCTAAAAGATAAGCTAATAATGGCTCAGGAGATGCTCGAAGATGGCTATAGTATAGATGAGGTGGCCGCCTTTACTGAGCTACCCTATGATTGGATTGCAAGTGAGTGGGAGTCCATATATGGCCCAATAGAGGTGGGGTAAAAAGCGCCAGGAACAGTTGGAAGGAGTCCTCTAAAGCAGGTCTACTTTTGTTTAAGGATCCCTTGCTGCTCCCACAAAAAGTCTCAGAGAAATTTTTTCCGGCCAGGAATTCCTCCAGGAGTCTCTGTCCACCCTTTGTCCACCCTTTGTTCATTCTTTGTCCACACTCTAAGGATACACTATGTCTATTTTCAATGATTTCCCAGGAATTCAAGTTTACGACACTGAGAATGTTTCTGTGAGCAACCCATTCTCCGGTGAGTCCATTATGTTAACCCCCGAGGAAGTCGCCGTCTATGATTATCTCAAAGGCTGCGAGATGCTCGGTGATTACATTGGTCTCCGTAAAGGTATCGATTGGTTTCTGGAGAATAATACTAAGGCCTACATGACACTACTGGATTAATATGAGAGGCTTAATTATATTTTCTATCTTCCTCTGTGGTTGTACTACCTTTCAGGAGGCACAGAAGGATATGAAGCGAGATATCGATGGATTCAAGGTTGAATTTGCTCGTGTATTTCTCAAGAAGAATATAGAAAAGGAGATTGATTGATGAATCTATACGTAGGAAATTATTGGGTACCATTTCCATCTTCCGAGTATGGTGGATCATGGGTGGCCGTAGCGGAGAATGAGGGTCAATGTGTTGACTTACTCCGTGAGGTGTGTTACTATGGAAATGACTATGAAGAGGAAATCTCGGTGGCCGTGGCAAAGGCACAGGTCTTTGAGGTCTCTGGTTTGGAAGCGCCGAGGATCGTGGACACTTTCTTTACCTAGGTGAAAAAATGTTAATGCTAATGGTAAATCTTTTCTGTGCGGTTGTTTTTTGGCGGGCAGCGGATTATTATTTTATGGAAGAGCTGAACTTCTTGGGATGGTCTTCCTTGGTGGTCTCGGCGGCCAATGCAGCGGCGTTTATGGCGAGCGTGGTATGAGTAATATTATCCCATTTCCGAAAAAAGAGGCCAATACGGCCACGGTGATTTATTCGGATTATTGGGGTATGAATAAGATACCGGTGAATGATTTACTGGCTGTTTTAGATGAGGCGAAAAAACAAAATGGACAAGATCCACAGGGCCTTGACAAAATATAAACTTTATTATTGGATTGTTAAACAATTTACAATTGTCGAATGGTTAACAATCCTTGCGGTTTTTGCAACATTCCTTTACTTTCTGACAAGCCCTTGACAACCGTGCCCATTTGTGTATAATGGAGACATGGTTAAGAGAAAAGATAAATTTGATTTGAGTGAGGCCTGCGGTTGGGTGGGTATGGTACTGATCCATGCGGCAACCCTGCCAACGAGCCTTGGTGTGATTCTAGGGTATAGTGATAAGCTCCCACCCCTGAGTATGGTGCTCATGGTGTGGTCGGGCTTGTTTCTGTTTCTGGTACGTGCATTAGGTCGGAATGACAAATTGTATATTATCAGTAACGCCGTGGGATTCTTTTTTAACAGTATTCTGTTGGCTCTGATTGTGATGAAATAAAGGAGATGAAATGAGTAATTTGGAATGGGAAATGCAAGCATACGGTGGCCCTAAGGCACAGATTTTGGAATCAATTGAGAATTCAATTAGTATGAAGCTTTCGGGTCCTGGTATGGTCGTGGCGAGTTATCTGTCGGATGCTCAGGAGATGCTTGAGTTTGATACTGAGGCTGCAAGGCAGTATATCAATATCGCTAAAATGGTAATGGTTGAGTATAACCTAGGTTTTAAAAATGCGTAAGAAGCGGAATGACCGAAATTATGTTTTATATTCGATTTGGTCTGAGGACACTGGTGATTCTTATATTGGGCTTACTGTTGCTACCGGCCGTGCTTTTCTACGTTCCGTTAAAGTACGTGTTCAGAAACATTGGTCTAGAGCTAAATGTGAATCTAAGAATTGGAAACTCTATAACTTTTTACGTGAAAACCAGCCAGAAGGCCTAAATTATTGTGTGATTGAAGTGGTACGTGGTCGTAAACCTGCTTATCAAAGGGAGCGTGAGCTCATTGCTAAGTATTCTCCAACCTTAAATACATTTTAAAATTATGGAAATCGTTTTTGATATGCGGAAAAGTGACCGCCGGGACTTAATCGAGGCGTGTATCGAGCTGTTTGCTCGTGAATTAAAGATTGAAAAGAAAAAATTCAATCTATTGGTCTTTGCCAATAAAGAAATTCGCAATGTACACAATGCTCATGGTATGGCCGTACCCTTGATTAAGGGTTGCTATGCACTTGGACTTGACCCTCGGTTGAATTTTGAGCGTATGGTCGAGATTTTGGCTCACGAAATGGTACACATTAAGCAGTTCGTGACTGGCCAGATTGAACAAAAAGGTCGCTCGACCTACTGGAAAGGCAAAAGAGTTATCAAAAGTCGAGTAAACTATTATGAATTGCCTTGGGAAATTGATGCTTGGTCAAAAGAAAAGGTCTTGGCAGCCAAGGTTTTTGGACTCTTGGACAAAAAATATGAAAAAATGCAAAAAAGTATCAAAAAAAATAGCTCAAAGGAACCTCCTATTGAAGGATTTGTTGAGTCCTAAATACAGAATTAGAATTGTTGAGAGTAAAAAGTATTATAATCGTAATTCCAACAAAAAAATAATTCAAAAGGAGTTTACGAATGAATAAAGTTGACTTTGACGGCTTCTTTTTTACGCCCGGAGAGTATGACGATGAGCTACAGTTGTCATTTTTCGAGTTTCAAAAGAAAAGGGATCGAGGTGAAAAGATAGAGCACACTCAAATGGGCGACAAATATCACATTGCCTTCTTTAAGGTAAACGATAATGGCGTCCTGGAGTTCGATGAATCGTTTGAGGCGATATTTTCTGACCCTTTGGTGTATGTTAGAAACCTTGTAGGCGGCAGATTAGGTGGTTGTGTACTTAGAAAGACAACGAAATCGACAAAATGGTTCAAAAATTACCTGAAAAAAACGAAAAACATTGTTACGATGAGCAAAGAATCTGATATTAAGACAAAACAGGAGTAATTTTATGCCCAACTGGTGCAATAATACCATTACAATTAATGCTGATGAAAAAGTTTTAGATTCTTTTGAAAACTTTTTGGAAGAAAACAATGGAAAAGGATGGTTTTCATTCTTTAGACCTATTCCGCAAGAAATTGCTGAAGGTGATGAGTGGTATGGATGGGCCTTACAGAATTGGGGTTGTAAATGGAACTGTGATGCACAAGATTGGACTAGGGATGATGAAGGAATTCATTTTTGGTTCGATTCACCTTGGGGACCGCCGATAGAATTGTATGAATT